GAAGTTGGAGAAGCGTGAGATATTACAAGGTTAAGGGTATTAAGCATACCGTATATGATACAGAAAGTGAAGTACCTCCTCATGTAAAGATAGTACGCAACTGGCGTATGGGTAACATAGATGACTGGGTACTTACTGATGATAAGTCAGTTATACAGATACTTAGGAAAGGTAGTATGCTTAGAAAGAATGGAGAGAGAGCTTACGTTGGTACCTGTACGGGTACCTTTCTTGTTTTAAAAGACACTTATATGGACTCAAATAAAAGAACTAATATATATTCCTTCGGGGGGGATTCTACGCCTGAACAGGTAGTTGCTAATAGAAGAAAGATGACAGCTAATGAGGAGCTATTTGTTACTTACATATCACAAGGTTTATCCCCTGAGGATGCCTATGTTAAGGCTTTTCCTACTAATAATAAACAGTATGCTAGAATGAAAGCTGTTAACTTAATAAAGACAGAGAGGATAAAAACTGCTGTGAAAGAAGAACTAAAACCAATATTAGAAGAACTAGAGATAAATGAGAAAATGGTACTTGAGAATATTAAGATAGTAGCTCAGACAGCTGAGAAAGATGATACTAAACTTAAAGCTTTATTTAAATTGTCTGATATATTAGATTTAGAAGATAAGAATGCTCCTAAAATACAGCAAATTACTGGAGTACAGTTTCAAGGACTTACAGACGGTATGATTGATGAAGCCCAGAGACCTAAGGAAATCGAAGCAGAGTAGTTGCTTGTCCTGTGGTTTGCATGAAAAAGGCAATTGCCGATGGTTCGAAGAACCCAAAGCAATTCCTGTAAATATAGTATCAAAAGGATGTAAATATTGGAGAAGTGAGTTTGCTCAGTTAGTAATAACTAGATTTGACGGGAGGTTGATACATGGATGACATAATAACATTAGATGATTTAGAACCTAAGAAGGAGGATAAATAATGCCAAAAGTAGGAGGCAAGAAGTTTAGTTACTCAAAGAAAGGTAAGGCTGCGGCTAAGGCTTATGCTAAAAGAACAGGGAAGAGAATAACTAAGGGTAAAAAAACAACTAAAGGCAAGAGCAAGGTTACGTCTAAACGTGGCAAATATTAATAAACACTCACCGAAACAATTGTCGAAACAGGAGGAGGCGCTTCAATTAGCCTCAAAGGATTTAATTGCTTTTGGAAAATTATTCCTGCAAGATGACTTCCTCAGGTCTGAGACTCCTCCTTTTCACTATGAAATTGCAGATGCTATTACAGATAAAGAAAAAAGACAGGTAGCTATTATCTTGCCTAGAGGTCATGGTAAGACAGTTCTTACTAAATGTGATATACTGCAAGCCTTTTGTTTTACTAAAGAACCTTTATTTTATGGCTGGGTGTCAGCTACTGCTAAACTTGCGACTGGTAATATGGATTACATTAAATATCATTTGGAGTTTAATGAAAGAATATTGTATTATTTCGGTAGTTTAAAGGGCACAAAATGGACAGAAACAGATATAGAGACAACTAATGGTTGTAAACTTATATCAAAATCTAACATCTCTGGTATTAGAGGTGGTGCCAAGCTACATAAAAGATATGATTTGGTAACTCTTGATGATTTCGAGGACGAGAATAACACCATTACGCCAGAGGCGAGAGCAAAGAATTCTAACCTTATTACAGCTGTTGTTTTTCCTGCTCTTGAGCCTGGTAGTGGTAGGCTTAGGATTAATGGTACGCCTGTTCATTACGATAGTTTCATTAATAACCTCATCGTTAATTATGAAAAAGCTATTAAACAAGGTGAAGAATTTTCTTGGGATGTTGTTCTTAGGAAAGCAATAATGGATGACGGAACTATGCTGTGGAATAGCTGGTTCGGTAAAAAAGAAATGGAGCGTAAAAAGAAGTTCTACGCAGATTCAGGTCAGCCATATAAGTTTTATCAAGAATATATGATGGAAGTTCAGTCTGCTGATGACTCAATGTTCACCAGAGACCATATTAAATACTGGGAAGGTAAGTTTCAGTATGATGAAGAAAGTGATATATGTTTTTTGAATATAGATGGTCAGTTAAAACCAGTAAATATTTTTGCTGGTGTTGACCCAGCTACAGATAGTGCTAGGAGAGATGCTGATTTTTCTGTTATAATTACTATAGCAGTAGATTCAGATAATAATATTTATGTACTTGATTATTTAAGAAAGAGAGGTATACCAGTTTTAGGTATTCCTGGAGAAAAGAATAAAGGTATAGTAGATTATATGTTTGACTATTCAGATATATTTCATCCTAGCTTATTTATTGTAGAGGATACTACAATGTCTAAACCTGTATTCCAGGCGCTACGAGCAGAAACAAGAAGAAGGAATGATTTTTCTGTTCGTTTTAAAGAGGAGAAACCAGGAACTAGGATGAGTAAGCGTGATAGAATACAGGAAATATTAGCTCAGAGATTTGCAATAGGTCAGATACATTTAAAGAAAGAACAATATGACCTGGAGCATGAGATAATAACCTTTGGTCCCCGTATGGGACACGATGATGTAATAGATGCGCTAGCATATGCATGTAAATATGCTAACCCACCTGTAGGTATTCATGAAGAAGGTAAAAAAGAAAAAAGATTTTATAAAAAAAGACCTGCACCTAAATCGTGGGTCATAGCATAACGGAGAATTAATGGCAAAAAGAAAAGATAAGATGGCTACTAGAGTACAAGAAGTTTATCAGTATGCTAAAACAGATAATAGAGTTCAATGGGAATATATTAATCAAAAAGGTTATGATTTCGCTAATGATAATCAATTAAGTGGTGATGAAAAAATAGCTCTTGAAGAACAAGGTATGCCTACATTTACAATCAATAGGATTATACCTGTAGTTGAAATGCTTAATTTTTATGCTACTGCTAAATCTCCTAGATGGCAAGCTGTAGGAACAGAAGGTAGTGACAGTGATGTTGCTTCTGTATTTTCAGATATAGCTGATTATATATGGAACCTATCAGATGGAGACACAATTCTTTCTAATGCTATTAACGATTCAGTAACTAAATCTATGGGGTACTTAATGGTTACTGTAGATGCTGATGCTGACAATGGTATGGGAGAAGTAGTTATACAGCAACCAGACCCGTTTGATGTTTATGTTGATAATAAATCAAGAGATATATTATTTAGAGATGCTGCTTATATTTTAATCCGCAAAATACTACCCAAAGGACACCTTGTCCAATTATTCCCTGACAGCAAAGGTAAAATTATGGCAGCATCCTCTAATGAATCTGAATACGATAACTATTCAGAAAAAACAACAGATATGTCTCAACATGATTTTGGATATAAGGAAATGAATGGAAATAATTCTTTATATAGTGAAGAAGAAAATGAGTTAATAGAATTCTTTGAAATGTATGAAAAAGAAAAAGTTCCTTATATTAATTTATTTTATAGAATACCTCCTGATGAAGCTAAAATTCAAGAGATACAACAGCAGGCTAAAATTATTGTAGAGAAAAAGAAAATTGAAATGCAAGTTAAATTAAAAGAAACTTCTTTAGAAATGCAGAAAGCTGTTGAAGAAGGTAAAATATTACCTGAAAGAATGGAACTTGAGCTTCAAAAAGAACAAGAGATGATGGCTAAGCAAATAGAGTCTATTGCTGTAGAGGTTAGACATCAGCTTCAAGAAGAAGCTTCAAAGGTAGATAATAAAATTATAACTAAAAAAGAATATGATATATTAACAAAGGATAATGTTTTTAAAAGTAGAGTTGTTGAGGCTATACCGTTCCATAAAACTATGGTTAAATTATGTTGTGTAGTAGGTGATAAAACGTTGTATATCAAGAACTTACCTGTTTCTGAATATCCTATTGTTCCATTTCATTATAAGTGGACTGGTACTCCATTTCCTATGTCAGCTGTATCACCTCTTATTGGGAAACAAAGAGAAATTAATAAAGCTCATCAACTAATGATACATAATGCTTCATTAGGAAGTAGCTTAAGATGGATGTATGAAGAGGGTAGTGTTGACACTGATTATTGGGAGAAGTATTCATCAGCTCCTGGAGCTTTGCTTCCTATGAGGCAGGGATATAATCCCCCTACTCCTGTTCAACCATTCCAGTTAAATAATGCATTTTTTAGTTTGACTCAAACTGGTAAACAGGATATGGAATATTTAGCTGGTATATTTTCATCTCAAATGGGAGATACAGGTTCTACTCAAGATATGCCTTATAAAGGTATGCTTGCTATGGATGAATATGGAACTAGAAGAATTAAATATTGGATGAAACATTGCATTGAACCTGCACTAAAACAATTAGGGCATGTAGTAAAAGAATACTCTCAATCAATATATACAGCTCATAAAACATTTAGAATAGTTCAACCAAATGCTATACAGGAAGATAAGCAAGTTGAAATTAATGTTCCTATGTATAATGACTTAGGTCAAGCTATAAGCAAATGGAAAGATTATGCTTCTGCTAAGTTTGATGTTAAGATAGTAGCTGGTTCTACTTTACCTATAAATAGATGGGCTTATCTTGCTGAATTAAAGGAACTTATGGGACTTGGAGTTGTTGACGATATAGCAGTTTTATCTGAAACTGATATTAAGAATAAAGAAAGTATTGTTAAACGTAAAAGTGTATATGCTCAATTAAAACAACAAGTTGCAGCTAAAGATGAGGAAATCAAAAATAAATCTGGAACTATTGAAACATTAGAAAGACAATTAGTTCAAGCAGGTATTAAAAATAAGATTATGCAAGGAGATGTAGAAGTTAGTAAGAAGACTCATGATACTAAATCTACTATTGAAAAAGAAAGACTTGAAACACAAGCCATGCAAAAGCATCTACGTAAGGTAATGGATGATGAAATTAAAATGGCAAAAAATAATGTAAATAAAGGTTTGGAGGATATTAAATCTTAAAACTATATTATATTCATAATAAAGGAGAAAAACTATGAATAATGAAGAAAACGTCCAAGGTAACCCAGAAGCAGTAGATAATGCTGTTCTTGGCTCCGAAAGTGATGATTTCTTTTCTGCTCTTGAAGACAATGTTAATAGCATTGTACAAGAGACTGAAAAGCCTGAAACACAAACTGAGGTAACCCCTGATTTTCAGGGCTCCAATCAAGCAGTTGAAACTGAGGCATCGGTATCACAAGGTTCAGAAAACACTGAGTTAAATAGTCTGAAAAAAAGATATAGTGATTCCAGTCGTGAAGCACAGAATTTGAAAGCCCAACTCAATGAGTTGAAACCTTTCGTTCCAGTACTAGATGCGATGAAAAAGGACAATGGATTGGTAAATCATGTTAGAGATTACTTTCAAAATGGGGGAAAAGTCAACACAGATATGAAAAAACAATTAAATCTTGATGAAGACTTTCAATTTGACCCTGATGAAATGATAAGTGATTCTAATTCTGATTCTCGTAAAGTTTTTGATAAGATGGTAGGAAATATCGTAAATCAAAAAGCTAACGAAATAGTATCTGAGCAGAATCAAGTAGCCGAACAAACAAGGCAAAGTGAATCTGTTAAAAAACAAGCTGCTGAATTTATGCAAAAGCATGGAATGACTAATGATGAATTTCAAGCATTTGCTACAGAAGCTCAAGCTAGAATTAGTGAAAGAGGTATAACTTTTGATGATATGTACGCAATGGTAAATCAAAATAAAGTTAATGCTAATGTTGCTAATGCTACTAAAAATGATATGATTAATCAGATGAAGAACGTACGTGACATACCTGCCAGTGTCGGTAATGCAAATAATGCAGGTAAATCTAATAACCAAAATGACAATGTATTTGATGCGTTACTTAACTCAGATGGAAATATCGAAGAACTGTTAGGTTAGGGGCATAAAGCCATAGCCTAACTTAAACTATAAATAAGACAAAATAAAGGAGTTAGAAATGGCTATACCTGATTATGTCGAACTGAGTGGTTTAGGTGCAACGGATGTTCTAGCTAATGGTCCAGGTACCGCAACAAGTGATGTGGATACTGGTGATTTGAGGCGAAAGTATAACTTTGGTGACAGAGTTTCAGAACTTGCGATAGCGCAAGACCCATTCTTTCGATTTGTAAGTAAAGTAAGTAAAAAACCAACTGATGACCCTTCTTTTAAATTTACTGAAAAAAGAGGTTCATATCATAAGCGTTATGCTTATGTAGCTGGTTGGATAGAAAGTAATGGCACAGAAGTAGTTGGTGGTTCTGCTGGCGATGCTGATTTAACAGCATTTAATGATGGCGGTGCTCCAGGTGCTTTAACTGCTGGTGATACATTAAAACTGTTTATGTCTGGTGATTATGAATCAGCAGGTAATATTCAAAACGTATATGGTCAATCAAATAACGCAATCGCTGTAGGTGCAAGTGGTACAGAACCAGCATTTTTTATTGCTGGTCAGTTAATTAAAGTACCTATGTCTATAACAGATGGTGGCGGTAATGCTGATGATTATATTATTGCAAAAATAACTGCTGTAACTAGCGGTTTAACTAAAGACTCTAGAGAAACTGTACAACTTGATTGTGCAGTAGTTAGAGATTGTATCAATACTTCTGCTGTATATTTAGCTGGATGGTCCAGTGATGATATAGATGCTCAAGTATATGATGAATCAATTGCTGGTTCTGATGGTAGCGGCTTGGAAGGTTCAAGATGTTACGTAGTTGGTTCAGCATTTGGTGAAGGTACTGGTTATCCTGAAACATGGAAAGACCAACCATATAGCACACAATATGGATACACTCAAATATGGAAAACTGCT